GTATTAATTTATGGCTTGCTTCTCTGCCTCGCTCTGTCTGTTGCGGCGCAGGAGAAGGTGGTGAAACTGAAGATTGTAGAAACAAGTGATGTACATGGCAATTATTATCCTTATAATTTTATAACCCGCCACGAATGGAAGGGGAGTCTCGCACGGATTTATTCTTTCGTGCAGAAAGAGCGCGAGCAATATAAGGAGAATCTGATATTGCTGGATAACGGCGATATTTTGCAGGGACAGCCCACTGCCTATTACTATAATTATATAGATACGGTGTCTCCCCATCTTTGCTCGGAAATGATGAATTACATGAAGTATGATGCCGGCAACATGGGTAACCATGACGTGGAAACGGGACGTGCCGTTTTCGACCGTTGGATCGCCACTTGTGATTTCCCTGTGTTGGGTGCCAACATCATAGATACATCTACGGGACAGCCCCATCTGGCTCCTTATAAAGTGTTGGAACGTGAGGGCGTGAAGATCGTGGTATTGGGAATGATTACCCCTGCCATCCCTGCATGGCTCTCCGAAAATCTGTGGAAAGGATTGCGTTTCGACGATATGGAAGAGACGGCACGCAAATGGATGAAGGTTATCCGTGAAAAAGAGAACCCGGATTTGGTGGTCGGCTTGTTCCATGCCGGACAGGAGGCTTTCAAAATGTCGGGCAAATACAACGAGAATGCTTCTCTCAACGTAGCGAAGAATGTGCCGGGATTCGATATCGTATTGATGGGGCACGATCATTCCCGCGAATGTAAGAAGGTGATGAATGTTGCCGGAGACTCGGTGTTGATTATCGATCCGGCCAGCAATGGGATTGTTTTGTCTAATGTAGATGTGACCTTGAAACTGAAAGATGGAAAGGTGCAGAGCAAGGATATCAAGGGTGTCTTGACGGAAACGGAGGCTTACGGAATCAGCGAGGAGTTTATGAAGCGTTTTGCCCCGCAATATGAAACGGTGCAGAAGTTCGTTTCGAAGAAAATCGGCACTTTTACCGAAAGTATCTCCACTCATCCTGCTTTCTTCGGCCCTTCTGCCTTTATCGACCTGATACATACCTTGCAGCTCGACATCACCGGTGCCGACATCTCGTTTGCCGCTCCGCTTTCGTTTGACTCGGAAATAAAGAAGGGGGATGTATTTGTGAGTGATATGTTCAATTTATATAAGTATGAGAACATGCTGTATGTGATGACTCTGTCCGGAAAGGAGATTAAGGATTTCTTGGAGATGTCTTATTATATGTGGACGAACCGGATGAAATCGCCGGAAGATCATCTGCTCTGGTTTAAGGAGAAGCGTCGTGAAGGTGTGGAGGATAGAGCGTCTTTCCAGAATTATAGCTTTAATTTCGACTCGGCTTCGGGCATTATTTATACGGTGGATGTCACTAAACCGCAGGGCGAGAAGATAACGATCAAAAGCATGGCTGATGGTTCTCCTTTCCGCATGGATAAGATATATAAGGTGGCCTTGAATTCTTACCGTGGCAATGGTGGCGGAGAATTGCTGACGAAAGGGGCGGGCATCCCGCAGGAGAAGTTGAAAGACCGCATTATTTTCTCTACGGATAAGGATCTCCGTTTCTACCTGATGAATTACATTGAGGAGAAAGGAACGATGGACCCGAAAGCGCTCAATCAGTGGAAGTTTGTCCCGGAAAAGTGGACGGTGCCGGCTGCCAAACGTGATTATGAATATCTGTTCCGGTCTGTTCGATAAGTATCTAAAAGTGTTCATTATGTCCGATAATGCTCCCGATTGGCTTGTATATCTGATTAAATGCTGGTATATTTGTCGCCAAAAAAAGAGAGAGTATGGATATTCAAAGTGTTCCGAAAGTAGGTATTTCTTCGGTAGTTCATTCTAAACATATAGATGCCGACAACATTGATGTTGTTGATAATGATATAGCGCTTTTCGATACGGAGAGCGTTATATCGTTGTATAACGGGCCTACCAAACTGGAAGTGTTGACGGTGGGGCTTTGTCTGGAGGGTACCGGTACTTTTAAGATTAGTCTGCGTGAATTTCAATTGTGTCCCGGATTGATGGTGATAGCACTGCCTAATCAGATTATCGAGCAGCGGTATTTCAGTCACGATTTTAAAGGCATTTTCTTTGCTGTGTCGAAGAACTTGCTGGAGACGTTGCCTAAGATCGGAAATGTGCTTTCTTTGTTTTTTTATCTGAAAGATTATCCGTGTTTCGACCTCACTCCGCACGAGCAGGAGGTGGTGAAGGAGTATCACGCGTTTATCAGGAAACGGTTGAGGAATAAGGAGGCTTTATACCGTAGGGAAGTGGTAATGGGACTGATGCAGGGGTTCTTTTTCGAGCTTTGCACTATTTTCACTAATCATGCACCCGCAAACGCTACTACGATGAAGAATAAAAGCCGGAAAGAGTATATCTTCGAACGCTTTTATGAGTCTCTGGTGGAGTCTTACCAGTCTGAACGCAGCGTAAAATACTATGCCGACCAACTGTGTCTGACGCCGAAACATCTTTCGGGAGTAGTGAAAGAAGTCAGCGGAAAAACGGTAGGGGAGTGGATTGACGAGTTGGTGATTCTGGAAGCGAAAGCCCTCCTGAATTCTTCAAGTATGAACATACAGGAGATTGCCGACCGGCTGAATTTTGCAAACCAGTCTTTCTTTGGGAAATATTTCAAGCATTACACCGGTATGTCTCCAAAAGAATACCGGAAAAGCCGCTAAAATCATAGAACACCGGAGCGTACACGGCTTAGTGTCTCCGGTGTCATCAGAAGATAGGAAGCGATGTGTGCCAGAGGCGCGCGTTTGATGATTTCCGGATGTGTTTCGAGCAGGAGGTTATAACGTTCGCGAGCGGATTCGAAACGCCAGGAGTCTGCTTTAACCTGTGATACAATTAAAGAGTATTCCAATATCTTTTGATAGAACATGTTGATTTCCCAGTTCTCCCTCGCTAATTTTTGTATCATGTCGCGGGGGAATAAGTAAATAATGGAAGGTTCAAGAGTTTCTACGATTAGCCGGGTGGGTACTTGTTTCAGAAAACTTTCAATGCACATCACGATACATCCTTCGTATGAGAAATGTTCGGTCACGTCTTTCCCGTTTTTGTAATAGTACTGCCTAAGCATGCCTTTTCCTACAAAAACAAGTTCGTGGGCTACTTCTCCTTCGTTGAGCGCTATGGCTCCTTTGGGAAATTCTTCACGAATCAGTATGCTTTCTATCTGCCGTCTTCCTTCTATACTCATCTCCGGAAAGCGGGAATTGACAACAGCATTTACAGTCTCTCTTAATAGTGTATCCATGTCTTTTCTGTCTTGATGTGTGCAAAAATACTAAAAACGGTTGACATAAATCAAGGGTGGTATAAAAAAGATGTATCTTTGTCCGCAAAATCAAGAAGTAAGGTGATTATGAATAAGATAATAGGCTTGGCAGTGTTGCTGTTTTTTTTGAGTGGTTGCGTTAGGGATAATGATGCTATTTATTATCCGGTTGGCAACGTGGATGTGGAAAGAGGCGGTCCGGCTTTGGAGGCAGGAAAGGGAGATTTGATAGCCCGAAGTTATAATACCGAAGATTATGTGTTGGACACGCTTGCGCAATATCCGGGTGACCCGACTCTCGGTAAACTGACATTTATGATTAACCTGAAAAATCAGTCGGCGGATCAGGAAGTAGATGGATTTAATGGCGTCGGCCGGTCTAAACTAACGATGAGCCTTGGATATAAAGACGGTAACTATCCGGTAGAAAGTCAAGTCCCTGTTTATACCTCGTCTGATGTGACTGCCAGTTATGCAATCAAACTCCGCTTGAAAGGGGAACTGACCTTGACGGGAGACGAATGGATGATTGACTATGTGTATGCCCAATTAGCGGGCTTATTCCAGCCTTATCCGCCTACGTCTTTCCCGGAAGTGTTTATGTGTAAAGGAGGTGAGCAACCATTCGCTACTTTCGATTCTTTCCGTAGAACCTGGACGTTTGATATAACCTATGATCGTTCCAACCTTTCTTTCAGCCAACTGTATTTCAACTTGTTCGTAAACCTGGCCGGGCAGAAGAGGGAAGAAAGAGTCCGGTTGAGAATGGATAAAGAATCTTACTTTGAGATCTATAAAGAAAAAGAGGAAATGTAGTTTAACTGCATTTCCTCTTTTTCTTTGTAGTGGGTACGAGAATCGAACTCGTATTACATGCGTGAGAGGCGTTTTTCTACACCACCTAAAACGCTTATAACTAATATCTTATAATATTTATAAAATCTATTTGCACCGAATTTGCATTAAAAAACGGTACTCATGCCCTTTCTTATAAATATCACCTCTTATATTTCATCTTTATCAAAGAACGTTTTCAATACAAAGTTAATCAATCAATCAGAAATAGCAAATATTATTTGCTTGAATTTAAGCTATCTATTTCTAGTTTATTCGGATAATAGAAAAAGTACTATTATGACAGCAGTTGATTTTTGTTTTCTTGGTATGATAACTATTTGTACCATCTCTACTATTTTGTTTATTATGGCTCTCTTTACTTATCAATGCAAGCAAGAGGATGAAGAAGAACAAAAATACCAACTAAAGAAAAAGGAATTAGAGGAAATGTGCAATGATGGCATTAAAATATATACAAATATGATGAATCACATAATTCTAAGAGCTAAAGAGAGCGTAGATATACAATCAGATCAATAACTCTGTCATCATTCATTTTTTTTAGAATTTGAATATAATTAGCTTTGTTCTCTTTAGCTGTTTCCTTTGTCGTTTGCCTTTTAAAGCCGGGAATGATTGAATCAATAACCATATTAAGACATGTTTGTGCAATATCCGGCGTGTTAGCTTTTAATGCTGCATCTATTGTATATATACAGCAAAACAGCGCACTATCATATTTTTTCTCCATAACGTCCATTCTACTCTGCGAAATACCATTGACTATTGTTAGCATATATAGATTTTCTACTTTTTGCTTATTGAAATAGCTATCAATTTCATTTCTAGTCCGTTCAACTTCACCTTTTATTCTTTTCTCTATTGTTACTGCATTGTATATCTGCCACCCTATTAGCAACGTTACAAGAAATGATAAAATCCCTACTATCACCCCGATATAGTCTATACCTAACTCCGGCGCGGATGGTAACGAAACGCAAATAGCGACAAGGCTACATATAATCGCAGTGATCGACAAACAGTTGCTCCAATATGACTTAATCCAGTTTTTCATGTTGTTCGGGTTTATTCGATTAGAGAACCATCTTCGAGATTTAATTTAAACGACTTTATTTCTTTGGAACCATCCTTATAGACAAATTCCATGCTAATCTCAACGGTTTCCCCGTTAACATTAATCTCCTTTTGTTTAATAACAACATTTTCGTCTGTGTATTTGTACGACCATAACTCGTCAAATCCTTTTTTAATATCCTTTAAACGGATATAATCATCGAGTATCCAAATAAACCGATAAGTATCGACAGGATGCGTATTGAGGAAAAAATAATAATTTGACATTTCCGATGAATTATATACTAAATCCAATCCACTACTATAAATGTAGAAATCATCACTAGCATATTTCGATAAATCTCCATTTGCCGTTGCTACTATCTCTTTATCATACCAATATATTAACTTATTCGGTCTACCTATCCCATTAGTATATTTTATTCGTTTCGTGATTTTATTATCGCGCAACATTAATAGTTCTGTAATTCCTAATTCGTATTTATCTTCGGAGTATTCTAGTAATATATATATATCTTTCTCATTCTTTTTTATATCTAAAATATAACATCCATTAATCGTATAGCCTTTAGATTCTCCGTAATGCATATTCGCCGTTTGATTAAGTCCTCCTTCTATTACAGTTGGAATCTCGGCGATCTTGTCTTTTGTTTCTGTATTATATATACCGATATAATACGATGCGTCCTTAATCCATGTGCAATATGTCTTTCCGTCAAAGTCTATACTACTATCTTTATCTGGTACGTTAGGGCTTTCGCCTTCGGGCAAATCCTGCTCTTCGTTACTACATGATTGAAAGAATAATGAGGCAAAGATTATTGTAAGTGATAACGTTAATAGTTTATTCATAATGTTTTTTTTAGTGATTTACTTCTTTGATTATTGAATTACGAATTAAAGCGCTTAATCTCCGCCGCCGTAAAGTCGCCCTCATGTGAAGCGCCTCCGCCTGTATAGCAACTATACTTTCCGTCCTCTGTAATCTCTTTTATTCGCATTTGCTTATTCGTCTTTATATGTACGACTAACTCGCCTACGTTAAATTCGGTCGATTGAGCAGGTGATATGCTTTTCTTTGGATCGGTCGAGGAAAGATACTTTTCTTTGATTTCTCTAATGTCGTTCGTCATTCCCCAGATTTTGAAGAATAGAATGATTTGAAGTACGGCGAATAATACCGCGATAAGTCCGAAAAATGTTCCCATGATGGTTTGTTTTAGTGGTTGATAATATTATTTATTGGGCGGGGATTATTAGCTATTTTTTATATAAACCGTTCCGTTGCACCTTTTTTCGTTTCCGCTTATTTTAAATACCACATCTCGACTACCGCCGCTTTCTGTAATTTCCTTATGAATCTTTTCGTTACTGACTCCTCTAAAATCTTTGGGGATAT